AATAAAAGGCAAAGCCTTTCTAGTAAAATCTTCGTTAAAGAAAAGATTTCTTAGGATTGTTGTTTCAATTCGTTCACTTGACGATTGCTGTACCATCTTTTAATTGTTGCTCCATTAGTTCAATTAATATATCGCCGATATATTCCATAAAATCTTCATCATCAGCCACATCTTTTTTGTTAGGGTTCCTAACTATATCATAATCAAATATCATTGGCAATGTTCCGTCAGCGTTCTCTTTGTCGCCAAACTTGACATTACCATATTTGTAAATAACACCTTCATACTTTTCTTCCAAGAGTTTTATACAGGTGAAATCATCACCCTCTCTTTGTACAAAGGCGTATTTCTTATTCTTCGTCTTGTCCGTAGGTGAATTTTCGTTTGGTGTATTCATCAATCTTATCTAATACCTCTTTTGTAAAATATTTCTCGGGGTCATCATTGATAGACTTACCAAACACTTTTGTGCCATCAGGCATTTCATACCTTGTAGATACTTTCTTAAAGACACCAGCTTCTTCGCCAAGTTCTAAAAGACCATAATATCTGTCAAGGCCAGTTTTGTATGTTAGTCTTACATCAATTTGAGCATTTTCTTTTGTTAAACGAGATTTATAATTTTTACAATGTATGATATTACCAACGACCTCAGTACCGTCTTTTTCTTTTCGTTTACCTAGGTAGATGATTGATGAAGCAGCGTATTTCAAACCTGAACCGCCACCCATTTCTTTTTGAGGGAACATTGAACCGATAACATCATAGGTGTGATTAGTCATAATCATAGGAACACCTGCTTGTCCTAGTTTCAATGTTAAAACTCTAAATGCTGATTTCACAATCTGACTTCTGGTCATATCTCTTGTTTCTTTACCAGCAGCTGTATCTTCCATTTCTTTTGTAGTAGATAACATACCTAAACTGTCTAATACAAACATCATAGGTTTTCTTTTATCTTCTGGTTGTTCGATATATTTGTCTAAGATTTTAATTGATTGTGTTCTAAACTCTTGTACCGTTGCAACAGGCATTACAACTAAACGGCTACTATCTACACCACGACTTTCAACCATCTCTTTAGATACTGCACTTTCTGATTCGAAATAAATCACACCAGCATCTTTATCTTGGTCTAAAAAATTCTTTACAATACCTAATGCAAAGAAAGTCTTTCCTGTCGCAGCTTCACCTGCAATTGCTGTAATTCGACTATCAGGTAAACCACCATAAATCGAACCACTTAACAGAGCATTAAATGAATATGAGCCTGTGTCGATAAAATTATCTACATCACCGCCTGTACCATCACTAGCAAGTGTGGCATACTCATTGCCTGTTTCTTTAATTATTTGTTTGAGAAAATCGCTCATATATTTCACGCTCCTTATCTGTATAACTTATAGTATACCATTTTATACCCATACTATAACATATTTGTTTGATATTGTCAAGCTCCTGTGGGCTGAAACTGTGTGTCATGTAGTTTCTAGGACCTTTGTAAATGGTAATCATCATCTAAACTTTTCTTAATATCCAAGGCTGGTGGCCAGTTCTCGTTCCATAGTCTGTAATTAGGATTCTCAGGTATATATCCTTTAGGTGGATTGTCATAGAAACCTGGTTCTATCTTTGACCATAATATAGATTTTACTTCATCTATTGGTAATTGACCAAATTCTGTGTAAGTATTACTAGCTATTTTTTCAGCCATATAATAAACTTTTTCTTTATTATATTCAACTTTCCGTTGGTAATCCCAATATTCTTTTAATTCTTTATACGATTGTTCTGAAATGGCCATAGTCATATTTATCTAATAATGTCAATCTTAGCGTCTTTAGTCCATATCTCTAAATCGTTTCTAATACGGCCTTCTTCTTTTAATTTGTTATATCTTTTAGTTGCCAATTTCTTCCACCATTCAACAATATTATCTACTGTATATCGGTCAAAGTTCTCAGCCTTTACAATCTTATCTGTTTTGCCATTTACAATATCAATAAAGTTTTCAATACCATAATTTGAAACATAATATCTTTTTTGTTCTGTTAGATTTTTTGCATTGTTAATTGTTGCATTAAATTGTTTAAGGTCATCACCATCAATTGTTCTTTTAACTAAACCAATAATTGCATTTGTTAATTTTAATTTTCTACTACTAGCAGTTTCAGGTACTAAAGGTCCTGTTTTACTTTCTACATAATTAGCCAAATCTCTAAATGGTTTACCGTGCATCATTGGAATAAAATTACTATCGGTCATTCCTTTGTATCTTAAAAATGGTTTCATACCGTCATACATTGATGCACCTTTTGTATTACCATAAAGTGATGTAGTTTCAAACATTACTAAGTTCATATCATACTTTACATTAAGTTTTTCTCTTACCCAATGTGAACAACACAAGCCAGCCAATAACTTACCACCAAGGTAATTATAACCAAAGGGCTGACAAGGAACAATCACAAATCCCATAATAGCTGTTTTATTAAATACTGTTAAGTTAGGTACATTACCTAACAAATCATTTCTTGGTTTACAGTTAATAACTGGAGAACCGAACCGAATGAAACCTAAAAACTTGTTTGTATTTTTATCTTTAACGGCCAACTTTAATGCTTTGCCTGGAATACTGACCATATTACTATGACTACTAATCATATTAATACAAGTGTCCCATGTATGATTATCTAATTCAACAACTTCAATATCCATATCTTCCGGTGAAATAGAAAAATCATCAAACATATCTGAATCAAATCCCATACCAGGAAGTGATTGAGGTAATGACTCAATCTGAGCCATCTTTTGGTCACGCATATATTGGTCAATTCTTTCAAACTGGCCAAAATAATCGTTGAATATGTTTGCACAATGTAGTGCTTCTTCTCTACTTAGGGTCTTCGCCATTCCAAATCCATAATAAAATAATCGGTATTAATAGTATCATTATACTACAAATTATACTAATTGTCAAGCTCATACTTCATTCCCCCAAAAATCCCAGCCTGGTCTTGTTTCTTTTCTTGCAAATAATTCAATATAAGGACCATCCAGGAGTTCTTCGATTCGGTTATGAATAAGTGGTTTTTCGGAATGCCTGCGTCTTTCTGACACAATCAACTGAGGCACACTTTTAGATTTTCTTTTTGGTTTGCCTTTAGTTGCCAATAAACACATTTCAGGATTGGCTCTTGTCCAATATCCTAAACCTGTGAAAAAACCAAGTGTATTTTTATTTGTTTTACACCAAGTAAAACCAACTGTTTTATATTTAAACCCCCAAGCATCTATTACTTCAAAGGCCTTGTCTAACATAGGGTCAATAACCCACATTAATAAAACAGAATTGTCATCTGCAATATCACCAACTTTCATCTTCTTAATATCATCTAAATTCATACAATCATAATGTTGATTAGGATTTCTACCCTCACCCTTTGTACTATATGATTTAAAATACCAAGGCGGGTCTGCATAAATCACACCGTATTTTTTATTAGGCAAATTAACCAAAGAAAGTCTCCTCTCTTTGAGATAAACCTTCACAAAATTGGTCACAAGATACAAATTGTAAATCAAAGTTATAAACTCTAGCTAAATCATTACAATGCTCTAATACATGATTAGATATTTTCTGGTCACCTTTTATAATATACACATTATCATATTTGTATTTTTTATAATATTTCCATATTTTATGTGGTAATTTTTCTTCAACACTACCTACAACATTTTGATTTGTGCAATCTGCATATACTTTACCAAAGTCTGTATCAATTATAAAGTCAATTTCAAATGCAGCTGGTTTTGCTCTTTGATATGCAATATCATTTTCTATCAGATATTGTTCAACAGTATCTTCTAATTTTTTACCGCTTATGTTTACAGGATTATCCAAAGAAACTCTCCAAACTTGCCTGTGGTTCTGCTTTCCAGCCAATCGCATCTAAGATAAATCTCATTGGGTCTAAGAAAGTCTTTTCAAATTGTACTTCATAATCAACATATGGTTTTAATTTAAATTCTGTAGGTAATGTACTGATATAACTAATCACATCAAACTTAAATGGATTGGCCTCTTTCAGTTTAATAAATTTAATCTTGTCGCCATCTTGTATTAAAGGATATTTGTTATGTAGTTTAAACTGTTCGATTTGATGATTGTAAATCAAAGCACCTTTTACATGAATAGGTGTGCCTTTGATGAATATACCACTAGCGCTTCTGTACTTTCTTAGATTGTTACAACTTCTAGGAAAGGCAATCTGTTCTGGTTCTAATTGTAAAAACTCTTTCTTAAAGTTTTCAATAAAATTATGTAAATCAGATTGTTCTTTTGACATAATTATCTTAATCGCTTCTTTAATCTTACCACGACAGACCTGAGGTGTGCTAGACTTGACAGCTTCAATGCCCATTAATTTTAATTTAGGGTCAGCAAGTCTTATGCCTTCTTCGTCTAACACATTCAACATATATCTTTTCTTTGCAACCCAAATACCTTTGTTGGCGATTACTTCTCGTTTCATCACCATAGCATTTTTAAATGCGTTTGAATAATCAGCAAGTTCATCAAAACACTTTTCAATATAAGGTTCTAATTTGTTGTCACAAACTTTACCTAAGAAGTCTGCAATCTGGTCATTTGTTTTACCTTTACAAGTTTTCTCTACAAGTTTACCAAATCGAACATAGATACTATCAGTATCAGATGCAACAATATAATCAACTTCACCATGTGTCTGTAATATATTGTTTAGATATTCATTTACTTTCTTTTCAATAAAACGAATAATAAACTGGCCGGCAGTTGTAATACCACTTGCCTGTCTTACATCATAATATCTAAAGTATTGATTACCAACTGCACCATAAGCTGAGTTCAATGCAATCTTTCTTGCCCATTGAATATTATGACAACGAGCAATCTCTTTCTTTAATTCTGGATTTTTAGTTCTTTCGTATTGTTGTTTTGCTTTCAACATACGCTTTTTGTAAATCACTCGTTCATTGTACATCTTCTCCATCATTTCAGGTAGAAAACCTTGACTATCATTTTTAAACTTCGCACCGTTTGGTGTGACACAAGCGCCTTCAGTTTTTAAATAGTTTAAAGGTATTTTCATA